CAAAAACAAAAAGCTTTTTATTCAATTGTTTATAATGACCAAACGACAGTAACCCCCGTTACTTCAACTCCGAATAATCCGGGCGTGTTTACCATGCGCGTTAATGTTGCCGGATCATCAACGACAATGTTTGTTTTTGATGCAATTAGAAGAGCGGATCATGATCAATCGTGCATACCTACAAAGAAGCCTTTGCAGACGGGTTACAACTCAACTGATCATGCGGTTTTGCAACCGGCTATTATCGTTCTTGAAGCTGTTATGTCAGATGCCATTGCAGCTTATTCAACTGGAATGTGGACTGGAAACCCATCAAAGAGCGTATCCGCGTTTCAGCAAATGAAAACGTTGATGATCAATCGGGCATTGATCACGTTGAATACTCGCCTTCAAACTTACACAAATTGTCTTTTAACAAACGTTCGATGCGCTGATTCAAATCGGTATTATTACGGCGCTGAATTGATCTTGACGTTTGAGCAAATCATTCTTTCGCAGGTATCGGTTCAATTCAATTCAGCTCGCTCGCAAACGACAGGGGGAACGGCACAAGGAACAGTTCAACCAACGAATCCAAGCGCATCAACGTTGGCACAATACGGGGCAAGTACGACAACCAATATTCCGGGCGCTGGAACGTTTAGCAGCGTTGCCAAGGCTGTTAGCCCCGCAGCGGGGTTGATCTTGCCATGAATCAAATTGTCCCGTTGTCTTCCAATCCGAATCAAAGCTTTCTTGCCAATTTAACGGTAAACGGGGTATCGCTAAAACTGAATTTATCGATTCGGTTCAATGAAATTTCTCAATATTGGGGAATGAGCATTGCTGATGTTAACAACAACATAATTTTGGCGAGCGTTCCATTACTAACTGGAGTTTGGCCCGCTGCTAATATTTTGGGGCAATATCAATATTTGGGGATTGGAAGTTGTTACTTGTTGAATATAACAAGCGGAGGTACAGGTTCGGATTACCCAAACGGTCAAAATTTAGGAACCGATTTCATCTTGCTTTGGGGGGATAATGTCTAGTGCATATCTTGGACTTCCCCGATTTGGGCGAGCATGGAAATTAACCATCGAAGAACAGAGCGGTACAGTTATTGAATTTGGAACAAACGCGGTTGGAAATCCTTTTGATCCCGAACCCCTTCAAATAACATTCGAAACATATCAAACAATTCAACAGGGGTTTTGGTATTGCGACATTATTGTTTACAATTTGAATTCTCCATTGGAACAGCAAACTTTGCTTCAAGGAATGACAGTTACTCTTGAAGCCGGGTATCAAGGGCAACCTTACGGAATAATTTTCAAAGGATCGTTGCTTCAACCGCTTTGGGAGCGTGAAAACGGAACAGATGATAAGTTAACGCTTCATTGTGTTTGCGGTTTGGTTGAAGTCAACAACAACTTCATCGCTCAGACAATCGCCGGGGGATTATCACAACGGCAAATCGTTGCACAAATGGCGGCGGCTTGCCATTTTCCTTTGGATGCAACCAACGTTGATCCTTTGAGTTCAACGAAGCAAACGCGAGCATCAACTTACTTTGGGCAACCGGGCGAATTTTTTCAAGAGATTGCAGACTTCAACAACGCGAATCTTTGGTTTAGCAACATGGCGGTTAACATTCGCAACTTACGCCAACAAACTGAAATTCCAACGTTGTCTTTCGGTCCCGGATCAGGTTTGTTAGGAACCCCAAAGCAAACGCAAGACGGCGTTGTTATCACAGTTAATTTGGATGCCCGCATTCAACTAATGACGCAAGTTCAGTTAGAAGAGGGAGTAATCATTTCGCAGTTATCGCGAAATATTCCAAGCTATCCAACGATCCTAGACGCCAACGGTTTATATATAGTTGGCGCTGTTAAACACTTTGGGGATTCGCGGGGCAACACTTGGGATACTGAAGTAACTGGCTTCGTAAATGCAGGTTCGTTGCTTTCACTTCAAACGCAGTTTTGAGGAACTATGAGCGCTCCACCATTTGTAGGCACACCGACAGTTGCCGAACGTTTAGCAAATGAAAACGTGCTATGGAAATCCATTTGCAAACGGGTTGCCTACACATTGCGCGTTGGCTTGCCCGGAAAGATTGTTGCGTTCGATTCGGTTACTCAATATTGCGTTGTTGAATTGCAAATTACAGAAAACGTGATCATCAACGAAGTTATTTCAGCAATGCCTATTCCTAACTTGCATGATGTGTTGTTGATGTTGCCGGGAGATACAGATTGGTGTATAACATTTCCGTCTTTAATCGGAAGAGAATGCTTGGTTATGTTTGCCGATATGTGTATAAGCGCTTGGGCAACCAATGGCGGCGTTCAAAATCAGGAAGTAACTCGGCGTCACAGTTTGAGCGATGGATTCGCAATTTTAGGGCCGCGAAGTCAACCAAACGTTATTCCTGATTACTCAACAACGGCGAGTGAATGGCGTAACATTGAAAACACAGTTAAGTTGGCCCTAAGTTCTACTGGCATTGCAATTACTTCCCCGCTAATCAGTTGGAATAAAACTCCGGTTGTTAGCTCAACTTCCCCGACTTTTGCTATTCCGATCACGCTTAATGCCGTAGTCTATTACATAAAATTGAGTACGACTCCATGACACAAACGCCAACAGTGATAGTTCGCGCTCTTGACTCTAACAACGATCCGTTGTACGGAAACGGTATTGCTTGCTTCCTTATGGATTTGGAAGCCGTTGCTCAAATTATTAAAACAAGTTTGTTGCTTTTTCAAGGAGAATGGTGGAATGATTTAACGGTTGGATTGCCAGTTTTTCAATCAATTATTGGCAACGCTGAAAACAACCGGCAAGCAACAATTTCGTTGTTGATTCAACAAGTGATTTTGGGCGTTAACTATGTTACAGGAATTTCAAATGTTCAATTCTTGTATACATCTTCAACAAGAAGTTTCAGTTACGCGTGTTATGCACAAACGCAGTTTGGAACTGTGTATGTTACTTACTCGCCGGGTAATATTGCGGTTCTGCCTTTGGCGGCTTAGGGAAGGGATCAATGGCATACTTTGCGCCTTACATCGATGCAACGGGGTTGCACATCCCTTCGTTCGATGATGTTAACGATTACCTTCAAACTAACTACGCCAACATTTACGGACAGACAATTTCAGACAATGTAAGTACAAGCGATATTCAATCCAACACAAACGATGCTCTGATGATCAACGATTGCATGAATTTGCTGCAAGCGGTGTTCAATGGCATGAATCCTGTTGCTGCTATTGGAGCGCAACAAGATACGTTGTATAAGTTGAACGGCATTGATAGAAACAACCCAACTTATTCAATAGCAATTTGTAATTTGACTGGAGTTGCGAGTACAACGATTACAGATTGCGTTGCGGTTGATCAACTTGGAAATCTTTGGAACTTACCGGATAGTGTCACTTTCGATGGAAGTGGCAATGCGAATGGAATAACTGTTACGGCTCAAGTGTTGGGAGCTATTACAGCTTCGGCAAATACAATTACAGGGTTTCAGACTCCAACAGCGGATTGGTTTAGTATAACAAATCCAGCGGCTGCAATTCCGGGCGCTCCAGTTGAGCAAGATTCGGCGTTTAGAGCGCGTCAAGCTATTAGCCAAGAACTTCCTTCACAAAGCTTAGTAACCGGAACGCTCGCTGATATTGGCGCGATAGACGGGGTTACTCGCTATTCGATTGGCTTGCCAACACCGGGCGGCGCTCCCGGTACTTCAATTGAAAATCCTTCTGGTTCAACTGATTCTTGGGGCAACCCGGCTCATTCAATTTCTATGGTTGTTGAAGGCGCAACAGATTTAGAAGTTGCAACGGCGATTTATATCAACAAGACACCGGGGGCGCCAACTAATGGAACAACTACTGTCGTTGTTGCTGATCCTGTAACTGGCATTAACAACAACATTAGTTTCTTTAGGCCAACTTATGTTTTAATTTATGTTTCTTTAACTGTTGAACCTTTGGCTGGTTACACGTCTGCAACTACGGCGGCAATTACAGCCGCTCTTGTAACATATCTGAATGAATTACAAATTGGCGAAAATGTAACAATCTCCGCTTTGTATGCGGCTGCAATGGCTGTTATGCCTAGCATCATTACTCCATTGTTTTCAATTACAGCGTTAACGGCTGGAATTGTGCCTTCGCCTGTTGGAACAGTGGATATTGCAATTGCCTACACTTCAGTTGCCTCAACTTTTTCAAGTAACATCGTGATTACAACATGAGTTCGCCAATTACAGCACCGCCGTTAAGCTACTACTTAGGGTTATTTACATCCCTTTATAAAACTGCGCCTAAATTGAATGCTTGGCAAACAATTAGACTTCAACCGCTCGCAGATATAATGGCTTGCGCTCAAACGATTACAGCGGCGTATGATCTTGATACGGCGGTTGGAATTCAACTAGACATTTTAGGGCAAATCATTGGCGCTAATCGAACCGTTCCGTTTCAACCTTCAATGAGTGTTTCGCCAGTATTGGATGATTCAACCTATAGGTTGTTATTATATGCGAAGCGAGCAAACAACACTTGGAACGGAAAAATTCTTTCTTTGTATCCACTTTGGCAAACTCTTTTTCCGGGCGGTCACATCATTTTTATTGACAATCAAAACATGACCGCAACTATAATCTTATCCGGTACTTTCACTTCGATTCAGAGCGATTTAATTGAGAATGATTTGATTGTCCCAAGGCCAGAAGGTGTTTTGTATAAGTACGTTGTTGCGCCAAGCTTCCCGTTATTTGGTGCTGATCTTAACAATGCTTACATTGCCGGTGCTGATCTTGGGCACGCGAGCGCATAGGGGGAACGATGGCAGGAACAACGAATTTTGTTCAAGTCAATCCAGCGGCGGCGAATCAGGAAAACGATGGAACTTACGCCGCTGATCCATTAACAACTGGCGGAGTTGGCGTTGATGATATTCTTCCTTCGCCTTGGTTGAACAAGGTTTGGTTTCAAGCATCGACGTTCATTTGCGCGCTCTCTTATGTTATGGCGAATTGGGGCGCTGGCTTCAATATTGTTGATACAAATCTCGCAACATTGCAAGCGCAAATACTTGCTTTCTTTCAATCGCTTATCGGCGTTCCAACTTGCGTTCGAACTGACAAAACAGCAACATACCTTTCAGGAACGACTTACACTAATGGCAGTTCGAGCGCAGTTTATGAAGAAGTAACCTTAACAGCAACAGGATCAGGAACAGGCGATGAGTTTATTTTATCCAGCATCATTGACGGCGCAACCGGCCCGACTCAATGGATTACAAACGATGGTCGCGGCGCTTGTGCAATTGGGTTTTGGGTTCCGCCGGGAAAAACTTTTTCAGCAACGGCGGTTCAGCATTCGGGCGGAACACAACCTTTTGGAATAAGTCAATGGACTGAAGTTAGCTTCTAGGAAAGGTTAGTGAAATGAAAAACTTTTTCGCAGCGTTGCTATTGTTTGTAGGTACGTTGTCGTTCGCGCAAAATTCCGCGATCACGGCAACCGTAACTGATTCGGATGGGCAAACGTGGAATAACGGAACCTATCAAATTTCGTTTGTTCCTCCGTCTGGATACACAGGGTCTGCCTACACATTCAACGGTTCACCTTGGACTCCGCCAACCCCCATCAACGGATTGATGAATGGTGCCGGTATCTTCACTTACTCGCCGTTGCCGCGAAATGATTATATTTTACCAAATGGTTCAGGCTGGGCTTTTCGGGTTTGCCCGAACGCTTCGGCCCCTTGTGCAACTACAACGATTTTGATCAATCAAGCTACGCAGAACATTTCGGGTTCGCTTGTTCTTGTTGCACCAAGATTTGCGACTGGCAATCTTTACAACGGGTCTTACGGCTATCTTGACGTTGAAGTTACTCCAACCCCCGCCGTTGGGTTGCAATATTGGAACGTTACTTTACAATGTCAACGAGTTTGGAATGGTTCTACATTTAATTGTCCAGTGAGTAGTGTTCCAACTTGTAATGCAAATCAATTGCCTTATTATGCCGCCGATGGAAGCATTCAAGCTTGTTTAACCCTTGGCTCTGGGCTTTCTATTTCGGGTAGTGATTTAATCGCAACGGGGAGCGGATTGAATCAGCTCACCGGCGACGTGACGGCAGGACCGGGCACCGGATCGCAGGCGGCGACGCTGGCCGCAACCGCCGTGACGCCCGGCAGTTACACGAATACCAATCTCACGGTGGATCAAAAAGGACGCATCACGTCAGCATCCAACGGGAGTGCGGGAGGCACTTACTACCAGACGGTACAGGCGAATGGAAGCGCGCAGGTACAAGAACCAGCACTGGACCTGATCTCAGGCACGAATGCGACCGTGGCCTGCGTAGATGATTCCGGAGTGAGAACGAAATGCACGGTGAGCGCGACGGGTTCCGGCGTAGTACAGGCGGCCAGCGAGTACAGTCCGGCATACTACAACGATTCCGGTTCCACCGCGCAAGTTGGCGGGGTA